AAAAGCGCCTCTAAAGCCCAAAGAACTATTGTATAAATAATAACCACCACTACCTTTAAACTTAAAATTACTATTTGCTTGTATGCTTCCAGCAACATCTAACTTCTCTGCTGGACTTGTCGTTCCTATACCAAAATCTCCTGCTGTATTTATTACTCCTGCTGTTGTTGTAGCGTTTGTTTGAAAATATATTTTACCATTTGTGCCTGCTTTAAGATAACTGTTTGTTCCGTCATTATCACCAAAAACTTTACCTTTTAAATTCAATGCACCGTTGACATCTAACTTAGATGTTGGACTTGATGTTCCTATACCTACATTATCATTATCCATAAATCTTATAGATGGAGTTCCTGAACCACTATTCATAAAGTTTAGGTTTCCTGCTGTATCTACTCCAAGTTGCCAACTTTCTGCACCTGAACCTGTTTCTTCTATATGTATTGCTTGACCTTCACCATCACTTTTTACATTGATGGGTGCAATATTATTTGCTGGGGTATTACTTCTTATTTGTCCATCTGCAACAATGTTTCCTGTAAATGTTATGTCCCCTGTTGCTGTATCTGCTGTATCACTTCTTAAAAATTGTGTTGAGTTAATTCCATCTAGTTTGTTAGCATTTTCTGCATAAGTTGCATAACCACTGTAAAGTTGAAATGCACCATCTTTGTAAACATATGGCTGATTGACTACTTCGAGTCTCCAGCTATCATATGTATCATTCATCCAACCAATATGTATGTATATTTTACCATCGTCACTAGTTGGGATTGTTTGTGTTAAAAACGAAGTATAAGAAGTATTATCTAAATTATAACTACCATCTCCGTTATCAATACCAACCAAGTAAATTGGAGCCATATCAGTTGCCCAACCACTATCTCGGTTGTTCCAATATTCCATTGTACTACTGTTGATACCTTCATAAATTTCATAACCACTTGTTGTACCACCTGCTGCTATGTCTGTGCCACTGTCATAGGCTAACAAAGTACCACCGATACGAAGGTCTGCTGTCGATACAGTGTTTGTATTTCCTGTTGAGCCACCTTCTGTAACTGGGTAAAACGCACCGTCTGTACCTTCTGCTAGTAACTGGTATCCGTGAATATACGCACCGATAGCAACATCGTTTTGCCATCTAATACGGTAGTCATCCGTTGAGTTATAATCTGGTGTTGCATAAAATCTGTTATCACTTGAATTATAAGTGAGTGTTGATATTGTTCCAACAGGCCAATGTGTAGTAAGTCTTGCACCACCATAACGGTATATTTGTTTATCTCCTAAACTATTTATATTTAAGTAAACATTTGTTGCACCAGCAATACCTTGTTTATATCGTATGGTAAGACCGTCATAATAAGCACTTAAACCAGTAATGGTTCCTGTCCAGTATCCTGAAGTACCTGATGTATTACCTACAACATAATATATTGGGTTTGTAACTGCGACACTATCTGCAGCGACAGTAATACCTGCACCTGCACCTACATTAAGTGTTGCGTTTCCTGAATCTGCTCCTCCTGTTAAACCACTACCAGCAGTGACACCCGTGATGTCGCCTGTTGCAGTACTTGGCGTTGCAAAAGTACCGTCTTTTCTCAAAAACTGTGTTGTATTACTTGTATCAAATGTAATATATGAAGCATTTAACTCATTACTTGCACTACTATCAGCAAAAACAAGGCGGTCACCAGTTGCAATAAGTGTATTAGTATCTATTTCACCACTATTATTTATATTACCGTGTGTGTGTGATGTAGGAGCGAAAGTTGAAGGCTTATTATTTATTTGTGACCAATCGGTCGTTGGGTATAATTCTTCTGTTGTACCGGCGTTGTTTCTTTTTAATGTAATATTTCTATTCGCCATTGTTTAAACCTCCTCAATTAAGCATCTACATCAAGTACGATATCTCCGTGTAACCATCCTGTAGTTGTGTCATAAAATATTTTTGGTGCTTCTACGAAAGTAGGCGCATTACTATTGCCATTTGAAAATAATGCTTGTCTAGTTGCTGATGAACTACCTGCACTTCCTGATGCAGTTGGTGCATAGAAGTTAGGACTTGTTGATGCAGAACCGTTTAATGTTACAGATGGAATCGTTGTTGAAGTAAACGCGTTAGAACCAAAATCATAAGTGACATCTGTTTGAGAACCAACACTAAAAGTTAAAGTGTTACCTGATTTTGAAATACCATCTAAATAATCATTTGTATCTGTGTTTGTTACTGTTTCTGTTGCACTTGTAATACCAGTGATGTGACCATTTGAGTCAAGAGTAATATCTTGAATATATGTTCTACCACTGTTGTTAACAGAAGATGCTGCAGAAATACTAGGGTGTGCAGATGCTAATGTAATGTTATCTCCACTAGGAGTAATTGTCATATTATCTCCTGCAACCAATGTAATATCTTCTGTGCTTGAGTCACTACCTGTCAAACGAATAATTGCGTTTGCGCCTGAGTCGACAGCACTTGTTGTATAAGTTGTGTTAGTGGTGGAGTAACCTGATAACACACTTGCTAAACCTGCAGGCGTGACTGCAAGAGAAGTATCTGTACCTGTGTCTGTTTCATCGTTTGTTGCAAGTTCAACGATACCTTTTTGATTTGTTGTTGCGTTTTGGTATGTGTTGTTAATCACACCAAATTCAACCTTATAAGGGTCGCTACTAGAAGTACCTGCACCTGTAACTTTTTGAATAACTAACCAGTCACCTGTTTCTAATTCTAATTGAGTGCTATCATCTGGCTCTTCTTCACCAGTTACACTATCTTGGTCAAATGCTTGTGTCTGCCACCAGTTACCGCCTCCAGACGCTTGTGTAGCATTTCCATTTGTATCAACTGTCAAATTTTCAGACGCAATATAATAAGCACCAATCATACCAGTTGCGCCGTATTCAGTTAAAAGGTAATCCATTAAATTTGCTATATCTTGGTCTGAATCTAAATCAGCCGCTGTTCTAGTTTCTTGAAACTTTAAACCACCCACAATACCTTCTGGCAAGTAATTGTATTTTAGTTTATTATCACTACCAAAAACAGCAGTTGAGCCGTTTGAAGTCATAACCTGGTCAGTGGTCGTTGTTGGGTACATAGCTTCAGATGTACCGGCGTTGTTTCTCCTAAGAGTAATCTTTCTATCTGGCATTTTTTAAAACCTCCTTAGTTTTTATCTAGTTTTTCATTTAAAAGTTTATCATTGTGATTGATAACCTTCAATGCCGCATTCATTAACTGTAATGAATTTTTGTTTGCTGCTAGAAATTCGTTGGCAATTTGAACTGTCTTTTCTGCATCTTTTAATGCGTTGTTTACCATCTCTTCTGCTTGTTGTTTAGGTATCTTTCCCACCAACTCTTTTCTAAGCTCTTGTAAATTTTCTCTAAGTTTTTTTAATTCCTCGTCTTTTTTGTTTTTTAATTGTGACATTTCAATGTCTTTAGCCTCTACTGCAGATGCTAAATGTTTTTGTTCTTCGAGTTTTTTAATTAACTCCGCTTTTGTTAATTCTTTGTAATTCATTTTTCTTCTCCTTTTTATTCACTTGTGTCAAACCACAAGTCTCCATTATTATAATTTGTTGTTGGTTCTGTACTTGACAGAAATGTTTTGTTTCCTATTTGTTCAAAAGCTGTGGCTGTTTGCCCTCCCATTGTTATTGAACTTGTTGTTAAACTATTAACAGTTAAATCTGTATCACCTGTAAATAGGCCGGCGAGTCTGTTAACCTCCGCAACGATTTCTTCACGCTCATACATATAGTCTCGAGCTGTAAATACTTCACCGTTACGCCATCGCCTTAATGCACTAATTGCCATTATCTAGTCCCCCTTGCCCGTCTTAGTTTATACATAAATCCTAGGGATTCTAATGTCCATTTTGATTTACTTGTTTCTTCTAAATATAACTTAACATTTTTACCTTTACCTGACAACCGTATGGTTTGTACTGCTGCAATACGATTACCAAAGTCTGTTTGTCCAAACACCCAAGTTCCGCTTCGTGTTCCTAAGTTTTCCGTTTGTGTGGCTAAACTTGCGCTGTAACCTTCTAAATTATCTAAGTTTAATGTGTTATCATCTGATATAACCCACACATTGTAGTTAATTACATTATCGTAAGTAATGTCTGAAAGCACTAAAACATCCGTAGACGCAATATCAGAACTACCTTCGTTAATAAGAATGTCGTGCGTCCCAGTATCACCTGTGTAAGTAAACTCATAATAATAGTTTTGTTGTGCGTCTGCTTCTGGTGTTGGTGTATTTAATGTTATATTGTAATCCACACTGTCGATAGTCACAGTAAATAATACACCTTCAGGGAGCAATTCTCTACCAAAGTCAAAACGGTATTTATGGTTTTTATTAAGTGTAAACGATGTTTCTGTGTCAAAGTGTGATTTTTGATTATTGTTTGGAGTATCCGCTAGTGGAAATAGTTTTTCTACACTTGCGTTGTACTCATTTTGTAATGCAAACTCTAACTTGGCTTCTTTATATTGTTTTGGATGAAACGGATAACCTTGTTCTAAATTAGCAGTTTCCATAATAGCGTGTATTGGAAAATCTAATTCACTTGGTATGTTATAATCTAGCAATATTTCATCAATACGATAATTATTGTTGTCATAATAAGGAAGGCTAATGTAAGCTAAACCTTTACCTGTTCTTCGTATCCATTTATACAACCCTTTAAACATAATCGCAGGTGTTCCATCAGTCGAGCTTGTAGGTTGTTGTGTAAAGTATGTATCTTTCATCCACGATTTTGTATCTGCGTAATATCTAAGAACCATATTGTTTTTATTATTTGCTTCTTTATCAGGAAAGTGTATCCAATATTGGTCTTCAAATTGTATCGCTACTGCTTTTGTTGGGTCGTATCTGTTATCTTCTACGCGCGGAACAATGTTTCGTATATTCTCATCTGCTGGTTTGACATTGTATTGTTCATCTACTGCGTATAAACTAGTCAGTTGCATAATCCCTTCTTTTGATAAAAACATTAAGTAGTTTCTAACTGGTCTTACACTGTCTGGTGCAATCGTTCCATATAACGGACTAATTGTAAATTTACTATAAGGCGCCGGTTGGTCTGGTAATACATTGACACCTTTCATACCCCACATATAATCTTCACTCATAATAGCTAAAATGTTTTGAAACGGTGCCACTTTTATTATAGGGTCTCGTTCCTCTGTTGTAAATTCTTCTTGAAAAAATTCTGGAAAGTAACTTTTATATTTTGGATGACTAATATATAAGTTTTGTCCTGCGTTCTGACTACCATACACTAATAACTTTCCGTAATGCACTAACACACGATTAGCGCTCCATATGTCCGGGTATGTGTTGTATTTAGGAAAATCATCGTAATCTTGTATCTTTTCTTCTGTTACATTTAGATTGAGGTAGTCGTCTTGGAAAACAACTGTACGCTCTTGTTGAAATCTATAGTAATAACCTGCCGCGTCTAATGTAACAAAGTCTGTGTAGCCACTTACTACATAAACAAGTTCTATGCGTAAATCAATTTCGCCTAAAGGTAATTGAGTTATATTGATTGGGAATGGAGCTGATTGAGTAATTGATACACGGTTTGCAGCGACACTATAGTCTTTTTGATAACTAACTTTTCCTTCATAGAATGAACCAGTGTTAAATAATGAGCTTCCATCTGCGTTACTTCTTACTTCCGGATTGTAAAAACTTTTATTTAGTTCTTCCCAAGATGATTCGTTTCCTCCGGACTCTCTTGTGTAAACAACAGGGAATAATTCAACAAGCACTTGTCCACTTGTTGGGATATGTCCTGTACTTGCTCCCGGACCTGCTTGACTTAACACAACTTCTTCATCGTGTTCAGAAGAGTGTCCTGAGTCTGTATCAAGGTATCCGTCAAAATCCCCTGGCTCTAAATATGAATTGTTTCTATAGCTATAAGTAATCTCTGCCTGGAACCCACTACCTGTTCCTGTATTATAAGGCAACTCAGGTTTGTAATCAAAAGTTGTAGTGTTTGCTGATTCTGGATGTATAATTAAATCTCCTGTTGTTCTTGTTAGATTATCAATTGCGGACAATGTTTTATTGTAACGATACAAAGTTTCGTGGTCATTTTCTAAGTAGTTATGTGAAAACTCTATAATTTGTAACGCGGTTGGATGATAAATGTCAAGTAAATAAAAGTTGCCATCACCACGGTATGTGATTGGGTAAGTCCCTGTAAATATATAAAGTGTATCTTCTGCTCTTGCTGCTTCAATTGGTCTTGTTGCTTGAAAATCTGCATCGGCAAACTCTGGTGATTGAACAGCTACAAGTTGATAATAACTTTGTTCTGATACTTGTGTGTATTCGTAATAAGTATTAAATTTTTTATAATAATATTTATGATTATTTGTAGTATTGTGTACTTTTAACAAACTCATATCAAAACTAACTGCCGATGCCGAACCCCATAAGTTAAGGGCTGTGTTAAATGTTACAGCATTATTATCTGATACTACCCAAGCAGTCGCTCCATTTGCAGCTGAAATTGGCAAATCAGAGGCTGTAGGGTAAATAAATGTTGTAGGTAGGTTGTCTGTAATCGTGTAAAAGTCGTCATCAATGTCCATCCCTAAATCGTTAAAAACAGTTATGTCTGGGTATCGTTTGCCGCTTTCTGCTTTAATGTTAGTAACTTGTGTAAAGCCTGTGTCGTTTGTATTTAGAAACAACTTACCGTCAATGATTAAAATTTTATCTATTGTTGAATCTGCGCGAGTATATTCAAAGTAACCTTGTATTGTATTTGTTCCATTTAATATTCCTGCGTTCATCAATTCTTTTTCTACAACTTGTCCGTAACGCTTTTCTAAAAAGCCAAACTCGCTAAGTTCTAGGTTTTCTGCTTGTCTTAAAAATAATGTTTTTAATGAATCGTCTGTGTCGACGGTTTTTAATCCACCTTGAAATTGTTTGTGTATATCTAATAACTTGGTTTGTGTATTAACATCATATCTAAATCTAGCCATAATAATATACCGCGCTAGATGTAATAATCGTTGATAAAGGCAATGCTTCTGTTAAACTTACATCTGAGTAGATTGTTCCTGTAACACCTGCCTCTATTTTAAATGCACTAAGTGTACTTCCCATTGCAAGTGTCGCTGTTTTTCTACTGTCTGCACTTAGTTGTGCATCATAAAAAACAACACTAACAGAGCTTTTTACTTCAGCAAAAACTGTATTGGAAGTCCAAGTGTTTGTAAATGGTGAGCGTGTCATATCTGACACATACACATTGTTACCAAGTTGAAAAATTTCTAAGTCTGTATTTTTCTTATCTTTTAAGTAAGTTAGTGGTACATTACTTTGTGGCTTATATCTTGAAGCAGCTGCAATAAACTCAGATAAAAACAATTGTTTTTCTGATAATGAGCTATCTTGGCTACGGACAGATGCGTTAATATAAGGCAACATTACACCTAACATAAATGTATCGTCAAGTGGATAAACTGTATCGTAGTAGATTAAACCACCACCATCTGAGTTTTGTCCAGATAGTTCCACATAAGGATAAGTTGTTACAGGAGGGATTAAATTATATTGAGCGATGCCTTTATTAAACCAGCGTGTAATTTCTAAGGTGCTAAAGCTGTCATCGACATCAAGGTTTACATAATTTACTAATTGTTGTAATTGCATTTGTGTCCTCCTAACATAAAAGTAGGGGCACCCCGATTAACAGGATGCCCCGTTACCCGTCTAATCGTTATAGACTTCTTCGGGTTTGAGTCTCTTTTGGTTCTTGCTAAGTACTGCGCCCTTCATCATTCTCTGCGCGTGTAACGCGTGAGCTTCAGGGACTTTGACCTTCATCCCGATTGGCACTTCGATTGAAACACCATTAACGGAAAATCTGAAAGGTACGCCAAAGGATGCTTTGTATGCTTCTGGGATAAATAACTCAACGAGTTTATCACTTCCCATTTTCTTTGCTGCCGCTTGCATTTCTTTTTCGATTTCTGCTTGTGGCTTAGCTTTTTGTTTTAGAACGCTTGTGTTCATTTCCATAAGGAATGACCTCCTTTATTTTTATAATCTATTTATTACTCAGCTGGTAATACGCCTTCGTGTAAGAATACTGTAATATCTGCTGTAGGCTTAGAAGTTAAGTCAAAGATTTCACTAGCATCGCCTTGAATAGTGTCATTTACAGTTGTTAAGAATACTGTTTTACCAAGTGCTAATCCTGCTTTAACTAATGCTTCTGCGTAGCTTTGTCCTTTTTGAACATCTACACTAGATTGATTTAACAAGTCGAGTGCGTCTGAGTCACTAGCGTGTGCTGAGAAAGTAATTGTGTAAATTGGAACAACCTCATTTGCAGGAGCTGAACCTTTACCTTCCCAAGAAGTAGGTGTAGTGTTACTTGCATAAGCGTCTGCTTCAAATGCTGGTACTGACCAGTAGTTAACTACTGCTTCTGGGTTTAAAACTTTTGCAGAGAATCCATTGATTTTGTAACCAATTGATTGTCTTTGGTCTAGCGGGTCTTCGACACCTGCAGAACCTAATCCTTTAGAGATAACTCTAATACCAGAGCCTTCTAATTTAGTAATAGCGTATGCTTCGTCAGCGATTACGATTGAGTCATAAGCAACTGCACTGTCTGAAGTTGAACTTGAGTAAGGTGCATTTAATACTTCTTCGAAGTGAATACCAAACATATCGACTACCATACCTGAACCAAACATAGCGTTTGATTTACCAAAGTCCATAAAGTTTTGTACTTTTTCATCGTCAAATAATTTAGCCATAATAGATGGGTCAACTAATGCTACATATCTACCGCCAGCTTTTCTATTACCTTTGATAAATGATTTTTTCATTCCTAATACAATTGCACGGAAGTCGTCAATTCTTGGAATGTCGCCTGCTGCTAAGTCACCCAATGCTGAGTTGGTAGTGATTGCTTCTAATACACTATTTGATTCTCCTCTACCGAAAGCTGCAGAACCTTCTGCTACTAATACATCACGAACGATTGTGTCTAATACTTCTTGTGCTAAATGTCCAAGTTCGATAGTGTATTCTTGTTTTACTCTGTCTAGTTGTTGTAATTCAACTAAGTCTGTAAAGTATAACACATCACCGTATTGTGCGATTGATGCAGTTACACTTGAACCACTAACTGATAATCCAGTTGGTGTTTCACCTTCTGTTAACGCTGTAATTGAAGCTTTTGATAACTTGTTAAAGCGTCTCCAGTTAATTGTGTCCCCGAAGTTACGAGGTAAAGTTTTTTCTACTGCGTATTTAGAGTATTTGAACTCCATTTGACGCAACATAGTAAGTAATAATTTGTCATAATAAGCGTCTGGCTTTAAAATGACATTACTTTGGTTAGCACCGCTATATTGAACAGCTGTGCTTGGGCTACCTTGAATTGCCATATATATCTATCTCCTATTTTATAATATAATTGTCTTTGAGGGCTTTAGTTATTTCGGCATCCCATTGTTCTTGTGTTGTATCCACTTGGGCGCCTTGTGTCCCTGTTTTACCTGTAGAAGTTTTAGTTCGCTTTCTAGAATTTTCGAGTTGTTGTTGTCTCCCCTGCTCTAGTGCATCATCGTATGCTAAGTTTCTGTAAACCACTTCAAGCAATTTAGGGTCTTTTGTAACATCCAAACCTAATCGTCCTGCCTCTTCAAATACTAATCCTAAGTCATTATCGTCTAATTCATAGTAATTTGCAAACGCTTCGGCGCGAATGTTGAAGACTTCTCTCCTTTTGTCTTCCTCTATTTGTTGGACTTTTTGTTCCAACGCTACCATTTTACGGTATTGTTCTGGTTTGATTCCTTGTTCTTTTGCTGCTTGTTCTTGTTGTTGTGCAGTAAATCGTTCCATTAACTGCTCTTTAGTCAACCCATATTGGCTTGCTAATTCTGATAAAAATTTATCAGACGCAGCTAGTCTGTCTCGCTCTTCACGCAATGACTTAAATGCTTCATTACGCTTATGAAGGTCTTCACTGACAACCGCTTCGACATTTTCTTCATCAGCTACTTCTTCTTCTTCGACTTCTTCTTGTTCTTCACTTTCTTCTTCCTCTACAGTTTCTTCTGGTGCCTCTTCAACAGGCGCTTCGTTAATTTCTTCTTTATCTTGTTCTTCAAGACTTGCCTGTGGGCTTTCCTCTTCTACTGCAAACTCTTTGTCAAGTTCTGCAACAATTGAGTCAATATTAAATTTTTCTTGCATTTCGTTTCTCCTCCGCTTTGAGATATTCTATAGTTCAGCGACTTCTATAGGATATAAGGTGCCTGCTCTGCTCAAAGGGGCGTGGAATCCCCGCCTTACACACTATATAACGCTGTTTCTTTTGATTATACAACTAAATTTTCAAATTATTCCATTTCTGGTGGTAATCCTTGTTGTCTCTTCTGTATATCACCCATTCCTTGGTCTTGTGGGTTCAATGTTTTAAAGACAATCTCTGCTAATAACTCTGGTGCATAGCCTGCTTCCATACCTTGTACAACCTGCTGTACAATGCCAGACGCCGTTTCAAACTGTCTGTTTCTTTCTTCTTGCTCTATTCTTGCAAGTATAGCATCGCGTCCTGGTGGGTTAAATGACTTCACAATGTCTGCTGCCGTAACAATTGGCACGCCTGGGCTGTATTGTAACTGCCACTCAGATAACATTTGCATTGTTTCTCTTCTATTTTTGTCATTATTTTTAATCTTTTGTATGATGTCAATTGAAAAGTCCCAAGCCAATTCTCTAAACTCTTCAGCCTTGAATGGAACAAACTCATACTCAAAATCATTGTTTGGTTGGTTGCTACGCATACGCATTACACGGTCATCGGTATAATATTGTATTGCATTTTGTAACACTGCATAGGATACTTTTTCCAAAAACAATTCGAATAGTGCAAACTCATCTTGGTCACCAACAAGTGAACGCTGAATCATTGATTCAATACCACCTGCGGTTTGTATCGAACCTGCGCCTGAACCTGATGCAAACTGTGACATACCTGTAAAGTCTTCAATGTCATTTTTTAAGAATTGTATGTATTCAAGTAATGCTCTTGGTATTTCTGGTACCGGTACATTACGCATTGCATTTGCTAAGTCTGGGTACTTAGATAAGAACACAAGACCGAACGCATTACCATATTTACTAATAATTCTTGGGTCAATACCACTACCTTCATACACAATCTTCTGTGGATTCTGGTAAATCGTTGCCATTGTACCTATAATTGACTGTACTTTGTTAATCATTTTAACATTTGGTAATATCAATTGTGCATCACTGATACCCCAGAAACTTTGTCTTTGTTTATGTTGACGAAGTATAATAAATGGGAAATTATTAGGCTCAATTTGTTCAATTTCTTTAATTAACACGCCATCTGCGATGTATTTAACACAAATAGTGTAGCCAATGCCTTCTTCATTTGGTTTTTTCTCATAATATGTCACTAAATCAACGACATCTTCTTGAAATGTACCATAATCACGGTTATAATAGATTTCACCACGGTCATTTTGCCCACCCATTGAGCTTCCTGCCATCGAACGGTTCATTTCAAAGTCTTTTTTCTTGTCTTCTTCGATTGTTGGGTCCATCATTATGTGTTCTTTGGTTGTTCTGATGAATGTTCCGCAGTATAATGCTTCTTCTAGGCTAAATGCCTTAGGGTCAACGAAGAATGTTGACGGTTCGATTGGCTTGACAAGTATTTCACCTTGGTATAAGTGTCCTCTTGTACCACCAATGTAGTTTTCATCCCATCCAACATACAAAATACCTGTACCAAGTAGTCTAGATGTACGAATAACATCAGTCATTTGATGTTTTATGTTGAGTTTTTCAAAGATTTGCTCGTAAAAACGCTGTAACATCCATATTTGTGGTGCATTTTCCGGTGCCAACGGCTTTAATTCGCCCATATAGTCATCTAAAATCAAGTTACCTGTCTTAAACTTCTTAACTTTAGACACATAGTTGGTGCTTGGCTTTGGAATCCAACTTGGCATCGCTCCAGATATTGACCACTGGTCGCCTCTGTCAAATGCGTCAAGCTCTCTCCACGCTACATCAAAGTTTGTTTGTCTGTAGCTAACGGCTTCCCTTACATTATCCCATATTTGTTTTGTAGTTTTGTGCATTTACTGCCTCCTAATCTTTAGTGAGTTTTCTAGGTAGCCCATATTCTGGACTAACACCTGGTGGGAATAGCTCACTAGGTTTTAAATCTAACTCTGCTGGCTTTTGCATTGTTTCTATCATTTGTTCTAATTGTTTTACTTTTTCTTCGTAATCTTCTTTTTTAGCAAACTTAATAAAAATTTGAAACTTAGCTGCAACAAAGCAACCAAGAAGAAAACCGAATAAAAATATAATACAAAAAGAAAGCCAATAAAAAAGTTGTTCATTCATTTGGTACCCCCTCGATAGCGTCCATTATTTCTTTCCAGACCGCCTCATCATTATCTGAAACAACCACACCTTTCAAGTCAACAAGTGACATTACGCCTAGAATAGATTTTGCATCTACTCTTATTTGTCCTGTTGATATATACACAGGTTTTTGTGTCTTCTGTGCTGCCATTACAATATCAATGGCTAGCCTACTGTTCATTGTTTTCATCCCTTATTTGCCTCCTTCGTCCACTGGTCATCAATCATTTGTAGACGCTCTTTTCTTAGTTTATCTCTAAACACTTTTCTCTTTTTCTCACTTTGTAATTCTACTTTCTTTGCCATCTCAAGTATCATATCGATTTCTTCAGATGTTAAGTAGACAGATAGTTGGTTTTGTAGTTGCAGTTTTCTAAATGCTTCTTTCACATCTAGGTATGCTTGTTTAAACCATCCACGCAACCATCTAATAAATAGAGCTAATAATATTGTTACTAACCATCCAGGTGTGAGTGCTCCAAGTCCCCACCAGAATGCGGTCCAACCAAGTGCAAATGATTGGAACCCTGGGTCATCGATAAATGCGACTGCATACATCGGGAAGTTAAATATCAATAGTGCGAGTAGCGCATCAATACCGTACTTCTTAAGAAAATCTACAGCCCATTTAAACCCTGTCCATTTCGCAAGCATCGCGAAAAATTTTTTAAAAGTCTTCATACCAATCCTCCCTTAGTATGTCATCATCTGTTTCTAGAGCCTTTGGCCATTTAAATCTTTGTACTCCACTCCAATTGCTAACGCTGTTTCCTTCATAGACTTCGGCTGCCATAGCATTCGGGTCATCAGGTAGTTCCATAATGATGTACCTGAGGGCGTCCATTGTGTGGTTATTTGCATCCACTGGTTTCTCTCCTCGGTTCTTAGCGTTGTCAATATCGGATTCTTTGTATTTATAGTTCCGTCCCTCCTGGATTAGATTTACGCAGTTACTCATTATATATAAGCGTTTCAAACTAAAGTAAGTAAACACTTTCATAATACCCGCTTCGAGTTGGTTATTACCTCGCTTGAACCACAGACCGTATTCGGCATAGTGATTAAAGTAACTTCGCATTGTGGTGCCACCGCGTTTATCGCCTGCGGGGTCGGCGACCACTTGCCCATACATCAATCCTGGGGGAACTTGAGCAAGAATGGCTTTCATCTTTTTCGCGTGATGGCTGACGGGTTTCTCGGATTGGTAATGCTCATCATAGATATACATTACATTTTCTTCCGGGTCAATCGCCGCAGCTAACATTACCGTTGGGTCACGAAGTCCAAAGTCGACACCGAACATACGCTTCCAGTTTGGAGGTATGACAAACGGTTCGACAATACTTTCTGAAAGCATCGGGTACACCAGTCCTTCACTGTAATCGAAGGAACCATAAATATAACGCTTCACCCACCATTCCGGTTTGCCGCGCCCTAAGCGCGTTTGGAAATCTTTATCTAGATATTTATTCTGATAGGATGAGTGTAAGTGTGTGGACATAAAGGGGTTGTAATCTTTATGCTTCGGGTAAATCGTTGATGCAAACACCTTGTCTGATTTTAATAAAATCTCTGAGCGTATCCAACCCACATCCGGGTTGCTACAGACAATGCCGAGCAAACGCGAGCGCGCGACTTTGTGTCTATACACCTTCGAGTCTTTATCGTATTCCATTGTAGGGGTCCCATCGTCGTTGTACGCATAGGTTAGTGCTGCCTTGTTTCTGGTTCGCGCGGTGAGTTCAATGAACACATCAAACTTCGCATTGGATGCCTCTTCCAAATAGAACGCAGATAAATTAAGGGAACGAATCTTGTCTGCATCGTTACTTGGTAGTAAGAGAATCTTGTGGCCGTTCTTTAGGAACAGTGCCTCGGACCCTCTGGTCTTGACCTCGCGAGCGATATGCGTCGATGGTAAGTACTTCATCAACTCTGCGTGAGAGGTTTCTTTTAACATCTGCAGTGTTGGCGCGAGCATTGCGCTTAAACCGTTCGGAACAGACATCGCGTGCCTTATCAGCTCCAAAACAGCCGTCGTTGTCTTCCCTGAACCGTAGGCTCCAAAAATTGCTTTGAAGGTATGCGGGTCGGAATGAAACTCGGCTTGGTGCGGTTGTGGGATGTAATGTATTTCGCTTGCC